TCCATCACAATTACTTTATCTGTTTTAATTAAAGGAAGAATCTGACAAATTTGAGCGCAAAGAGTATGTCCATTTTGTCTATTAAATCTCTTAAAATATCGAACAAAATGAAAATCTGGAATATCAGTTTTTTCTTCTCCATCATCCATGATAATCCATTCTGTCGGATATACCGTTTGTTTCTCCATCCATTTAACACAAAGAGAAAAAGAAACATTCCTATTTCCAGTTGGGGTAATTACAGTAAAATCACTCATCATTTTCCTCCGGCACAGTCTGCATAGAATCTTCTGTAATAGCATTGCCTTCAGAATCTTCAAATCGCTTTTCTGCGGCCTTTTCTATTTGTTCCGCCTCCCCCATTGTTTTCTTTATAAACATCGTTAGATATTCTTTTGGCGGTACTAATTGATCTACGCCAGCCGAAACATAAGTAGACATAGCCGTAGTTTGTTTCAAAGAAACTTCCGCTTGATCCAAATCTGACAGTGTATTCAAATCAGGCCACTCAACTGAATATTCCATATTTTTAGGAGAAGGAATCACTCCCAACTCAATAAACCTATCAAAAATTGGACGAATTACATAATTTGTTAAATACCCATTTCTTCGTTCATCAATTCTTGCGTTCCATGACCGTACATCCTGCGAAGACGCTAATTTAGCCTCTTCTGTTCCTATGAAAACCCGATACGGCACCCCAATAGAAAGCGATATGGCCTTAAATTCAGCGTCTAAATGCAAAGAAGGGTCGCTTACCTGCGGAGAAAGACTTCTCGCCGATACTCCAGTAAGAGCCAAATATCTCTGAAGTCCATTTGACCACTTCTCAAATTCTTCTTTAATCGTATCTGAATCTATCTCTACATCTCCTAACATTCCTCGATATTCTGGATTGATTTCAAACGAATACCCCGGAAATGCGCCTCTCCAGAACATTTCCGCAGAACCTCCCAATAATTTCCGTATATCTAAAAGCATATTATAAATGCTTTCCATTCTTGGAATCCCGCAAACATCGCTTTCTTCTCTATTATCCGCTAAATGAACAACACGAGACCAATGAACTGTCTTATCTATAATACTTCCATGCAACATGTCCTCCGTTCGCACAACATATTCAACTGGCATCCCAAATCTTGGACTAGTAGGATCTGTTTCCCATTTAGACATTGTTACATTGCCTTCACGAAACGGCTTTAGATAAATCAACTTCCTTTGTTCTATCTCCCCCATAACTTCTCCAGTTTTTGGATCTATTCCATCTACTGGTTCATATAAATTTTTCCCGTCATTTATCCCAATAAGCAGAGCACCATATCTGCCAATTCCACTTAAAATATCTGCTCTTTTTATATAAGAAAAAACATGAAATTTATCTTTTAACTCCTTTATCGCCAGTTCAAATGGAGTCTCTACTCTTGTATCCTCAATTTCATAGATATCCGGCAACATCTTCCAACTTTCTTCAGACATAAATCGAACTGCCCTGTTCGCTACTCCATTTCTCCGGTACATTTGCACATACTGGTCAATCCCGACAGTACGGGGATAATTACAGGCCTCGTCTATGTCCCGATCTCCCATTTCCAGAGCATGTGCAATAGCACTTCTGGATAACGTAGTTGTATTCACTAAAAATTGAGACTTCATCTCATTCAGTACTTTTTTCTGCTCTTTTGTCAATTTTACCTTACTCATTTTATGTTCCTCTCTTTTTATATCCAAACGCGCCTAAAACTATTTTCTTCTTAAACAGACGATTAAATGCCCCGCTAGAAGCGTCTATTTGATCTTTATATTTACAATTCGGCCCAAAGAACCTCATTTCTTCTATATATTCTTTATTCCACACCGCCGGTTTCAACACCACATTCCCCGCATTTACCTGTGCGCTGAAAGGATCTGCCCTTATAATCTTATCTCCTGTAGGCCGATCCGGCTTTACTCGAAAACCGCTTAAATTTCTCATTGTAGTTTCTGCGCTGTCTTTTCCACCGGACCCAGGCTCTTGTTCTATCCATATTTCTATATTTACCCCGTCTTCTTCCGCTGTTTTTCGTATTATTTTTTCCCGCATAGCGGTATTCCATTGCCCTCTTACTATATCCAATACCCAATACCGCACTTTTCCGTCTTTTAATAATTCTTCTCCTAATAAAGCACCCACCGTAAAACAACCATCATCTTGAGTAGCCGCCTTATCCCAATATCGAACCCGTTTTCCCCATTTTATATTTTCATCTGGATTTTGAAATTCCAATTTATCGACATTAAACATTCCTCCCTGTTCTGGTATAGGAGACTGTAAAAATTGTCCAGCATAATAATACTGCCCCATTCTTTTTTCATTCTCTAAAATTCTTCTGTTTAATCGAACTGGATCTAATAAACCGTCTGTATAATATCGCTTCAATCTTTCTGGTTTTACATCGTCATTTAACTCAGCGGGAAGACAAATATATTCAATTTCATCTCCCATTTTCTCCAGCATCGCCGCCGTAGCGTCTTCTACATGAAGTCTTTGCATAATTAAAATAACAGGCGTAACATCCTTATCCGTTTTTCTATTAAACAAAGTTTCAAACAACCATATATTTGTAGAACGTATTTCTGAATCGCTTCTTGCGCCTCTTGGATCTATTGGATCATCCACAATCAAAAAATGTGCGTGCATTCCCGTCACAGAACCCTGCGTTCCTACCGCATATCTCATCCCTCCTTTTGAATTAACAAAATAATGTTTTGTTTTCTGGTCTTCCCTTAAATCAATCGCTGAATCTTCTTTTTCCAATCTTCCCACACTGGAAAAACAACGCCTATATTTATCGCTTAAAATAATATCCCTGTTTTTTCTGGATAAATCAGACGCTACAGGAAGCAATGAATACGACGCGCCTATAATTCTGGCATGAGGCATCCGAGTCCATATCCACGCCGGATACATTACACTGCATATCGTAGATTTCGTTGTGCCCGGAGGAATGTTAATTACCAGATTTTTTTCTCTTTTCTTCCCCTCAAACACCCGTTCCGCTACCCTTTGAAGTCTTCCGCAAAGATAAGGAATATGCCAATTCCATACCGGCGTATCTGCAATTACCTCCTCCCAAAACTCCTTCACAAAATCAAAAAAACTTTCCCTGCAAATAGACGCTACTAAATCGTACTCATCTATCTCCAGAGACTGTTTCTGCATATTCTGCATCAACATCATTTAACAATCTACCTTCATACATTGCTGGAGGCAGTGCATTTTCTTCTTTCGACTCGATTGCTTTTACATCTCTTACCTTTTCCAGCAGTTTCCTTTTTTCTTCTAACGATAATTTAAGATCGTCTATAGCCACCACAGAAATGGACTTTTTATATACATTTTTATTTATTTCTATCTGATGTTTGGGCTCCATAAACCGATCTGCATTATATGTCCGATTGGCAAAAATGATACATTGTGTATCTCCTTCTTTAATTTGATGGTTTAATGCGTCTTCATAAAAATTCTTCTTATGAAATTTAATTTCCGCCATTAACTCAGCAAATTCCGGATCCTCCTCTTTCCATTTTATAAACGTTCTATAAGGAACCCCTGTCCTGCGGAGCGCGCTGGATAAAGCATAGTTCATCATAACCAAAGAATGGATAAACATTCTCTGCTTAAACCGTTTTCCTTTATTTTCCAATAATGCCTCTATTTCCGCTACTCCACCTCCTTCTTCATCAATTTTTACCAGATCGTCATACACTTCTTTCATTTCCGGCGATAATTGCTGGTAAATATATTCTTCAAAAGAAATTTCATTCCCCTTCATATCCCTCCTCATCTGCCTGCCCTTTTTTATGGCTTTTTTGAATAACGGCTTCTCCTTCAGCCATTTTTCAAAATAAGGATATGTAATGCCGAGTGCTTTTATTATGCGGAAATCAGATAAACCACTTTTAGCGTATTCATACGCTAAAAATATATATTTATTTTTCCAGTTATATTTTTTCTTTCTTTTTTTTGACATAGTATAAATCTTCTTTCTATTCTCTTTATACTATGTCTATTTACTCCAGTCAAGGAAATAATCTATATTTTTGACGTCGTAATATCTTATCTATTTTCTTAAATCTGGATAAAGATATATTATAATATGCCTCTGACAACTCAATCCCGATATAAGACCTCCCCAATAATTTACACGCCACCCCTGTCGTACCTGCCCCATTAAATGGATCTAATACCACAGCACCCTTCCAACTCAGCATTTTTATCAGACGAATCGGCAATTCTACTGGAAACATCGCCGGATGCCCGTATTCCTTCATTTTTGTTTCCGGCGCAATATTCCAAACCGCCAAACTCCAATCTATAAACTCTTTTTCGCTTAAATCCGTTTCTCCAATTCCTCTTAATTTCTTTGTTTTCTTAGCGAAAATCAAAATATATTCAAATGGGGTTGGAAAAGACGGACAGGACGGACTTTTCCAACTTCCCCAAGATGTTCTATTCCCAATTTGGGATTTATTCCATATAATCACAGAATACGGAATATATCCAATTTCTTTGACCATAAATTGAATAATATCCGAATGTGTTGGGCACGCCCCGTTTTTCCCGTCTCCTATATTGATGCAAACACGGCCTCCTTTTTTCAATTTTTTATAAATAATACAAAATATCTTTTTCAGCCATAAAATATATTCTTCATGTTCTTTATTATCCGAATACACGTCATATGAACTGGAATTGTATTTATTAAACCCTAAATTTACGTTATATGGAGGGGATGTAACGACTAGATCAATACTCTTTTTTTCAAGAGTATCTAGTATTTTTATACAATCCCCTAAATATAATTTATGGTTTATTTTCATCTATCTTTATTATCACCTTATAAATAAATAAAAATTCAGAATTTCTTTATTATTAAATAATATATATTCGTATATACATATATCAAATATTCCATAAAATTTCCCGGAAAAATTTTATATCCGTATATTTTAAAAAAACAATAAATTTTGGAAAACAATATAATACCATAAATAGAATATCCACTATTATCTTACCTTCCTCCCCATATACCAAAGAGAATTGATATAAATTGTTTATTTACATAGTACATATACGAATTATCTTATTTTATCATATATTGATATAATAATATATCAATTATCTTAAAAAATTTCCCGGAAAAATTTTTGATTCCAGTATTGACTATTGGAAAATATATATAGAAAACGTTCGGCTTAACCAAATCCCCGATATACGGTATTTTGTATCGAGTTTTGATCCATACGGGAAACATCTTCTATATCCTATATCCATATATTGATATACAATTATATATCTATATGAATATATTATGTATGGATATACTCCGATATGGGATCGATCCGTCAATGGAATGTTTAGGATATGCAGTATATAGATACTCTGTGTATCTTTTTTATTTTATATGGATATATAGATATATTATTATATGGAATAGAGAAAATACGGATCGGATCGGTATATGGATACTATGGAAATATAGACTCTTTAATGCGGGATACTTAATGATTTGACGGTATTTATCGGTATTTATTAGTATTTATTAGTATTTATCGATACGGTATATTCTAGATATTACTATATCAATATAATGCAAAAATTCCCGCAAAAAATAATTTATAAAAAAATACGAAAAAAATAAAATTGTTATTGACAATATACCGATATATGGTTATATTGCTATATATGGAAACAGAAAACACGAAACAAAAAATGAAAGGAAACAAAAATGAAAACAACAGAAAAAAATCGTTTTGATTTATCGGATTGTTTTGAGATTCCTATTTCTGAATTACGGGAAACAGGGATCTATAAATTACCTTGTAAAAAAATCAACACAAAAAAAGACATACCTGTAATAGAAAAAAAAGAAACATTCAGAAAATCCATTGTATCGAAAAAAGAAAATACCGAAATCACGGTATCTATTCGGTCCGACGGATTTATTATTGTTTCGATTTATGATTACAAAAAATCCGTTTATTCGGGAATTTGCATAAATCGAAATAATAAAGAAAATACTGTTATCGAAACAAAAATTTTCGATGAAATCGGGATATAATGTTATATCCCTATAAATAGAAACACGAAACATTGAAAGGAAACAAAAAATGAAAACGAAAAAACAAAAAAAAGCGATAACATTAAGAGATGTTATGGGAATTTTTGATGAGTACTTAGATACAATCGGATATAAACTTTTTAGCAATGGAAGAACTTTTTACAATCTATCCGAAATACTAAAAAAACAAGATCCGATTGATTACATGCGCCAATTGTGGCAATATATCTATGATTCCAGAGACGACGGATTGATTGGCGATTTATGGCAAGATTCAGATCTTGTCATAAACCCTGAGCTGATTATTTTTGAAAATCCAGAAGATTAAAGATTAAAGCATAAAAAAATTCCCGATTCAGAAAATGGATCGGGAATTTTTTATTATGAAAAACAAGATACTTTTTATCTATTTATTATCGATCCCCGACAGGGATTCCCGCAGGGATTCCCGCAGGGATCGATTCAGAATGCTTCAGAATCGATTATCGATCCCCGACAGGGATTCCCGCAGGGA